CCTATAGATTTGTTCCTTGTATGACAGCGGGGCTAGCTTTTTATTTATCTCAAAAAAGCGCTCCACAAAGATCACAAGAAATGAAACTTTTTTATGAAGATGAATTGGCGAGAGCCGTGAAGGAGGATGCGGATATTACAAGTACTTATATTGTACCTAAAGTATATTATCCTAATGCTTAATTATGACTACTTTTGCTTCAGGAAAACATGCACTTGCTGTTTCAGATAGATCTGGGTTAGTTTTTCCTTATTTAGAAATGGTAAGGGAATGGAATGGAGCCTGGGTCCATACTTCTGAATACGAACCTAAACAACCACAATTAGACCCTAAACCTACTAGTGCAGATCCACAAGCTTTACAAAGAGCAAGACCTACAAGAGTAGCTCTGCCTACTCCTGCTACTTTAAATGATGATCCTTTTTTAACAGAAGTTGGAACTACAGTAACAGTAACACAGACTGGTCATGGAAGATCCACGGGAGATGCAGTAAGATTTTATGAAGTTAAAACTCCTGTCGGAGGAGTCTCATTATCTACTTTTGAATTAAACACAACTTTAGCCACAACTATTACAGCCACGGATACTTCTATTGTTTTAACTGATGGATCAGCTTTTCCTACAAGTGGATATATTGTTATTGAATCAACTAATACGGATACCAGTTCTCTTGCATATGGAAGAATTACGAGTGAAACAATTAAATATACTGGACGAAGCACGAATACTTTAACTGGCTGTACGCGAGGAACCGCAGCCCCTTCTTATGGAAAGACTCCGGTTTCAACAACCGCAGTAGCTCATACAGCAGGAGAAAAAATTTATGGATCATATGAAATAACTAAAATTGATGAAACACGCGTAGATGATGCTGGAACTACAGTGACTTTTAGTAATAAATTTAGTTTTACTTTAGTCAGTGCTGCAACTAGTATAGCAACAGGAGGAGGCTTTTTCGTTTTCGGTGGACCCGTAAACGATAGACCGTAATGATTAAATATTTAAAAAAACTATGGAAGAAATGGTTTGGTAAAAAAGAAGTTTTAGTACTGAAACCCGAACCAAAGGCTTTACATTGTGGCACACATAACAGATTTCGAAAACACTGCCCAGAATGTTTAAAGGCAGTAGGAGTTAGATAATGGCAGGCTTTACATACACAACTTTAAAAACAGCGATTAAAAATTATACTGAAACTGATGATAATGTTTTAACTACAGCTATTATAGATCAGTTTATTGAAAATGCAGAATTTAGAATTTTTTATGATGTTCCCCTTGATGCTTATAGATATACAAGTGAAGGAAATTTAGCTATTGATGATAACACAATAAATGTCCCTGGACTAGGAACCAAAGGAAATACTGGAACAGTATTTGTGCGGGGTTTAAAAGTTTTTAATAGTACCTCAGCTACTACAGGTGCTGGAGAATGGTTAATTAAAAAAGACCAAACTTACTTAACAGAATATGTCAATAGAGAAACTGGTTCTTCAGGAGGTCAAACAGCTCAGGATGTCACAGGTTTTCCTAAGTATTATGCGATGTTTGGGGGTGCTACTGGAACTTCATCCACTACGTCAGGAGGTCTTTACGTAGCTCCTACGCCAGACGCTAATTATTCCTTTAGAATATATTATGATATGGTGCCTAAGAGTCTAACTGGTACAGCTACAACTTATATAAGTCAGTACTTTCCACAGGGCTTATTATATGCTACTTTAGTAGAAGCTTATGGATTTTTAAAAGGTCCTATGGATATGTTGACATTATACGAAAATAAATATAAACAAGAAGTACAAAAGTTTGCAGGAGTGCAAATTGGGAGACGAAGAAGAGACGATTATACTGACGGAACCGTTAGAATACCTGTCAACTCTCCGTCACCGTAATTAGGAGAAAACTTATGGCAATAACATCAGCAATTTGTAATAGTTTCAAAACAGAGATTCTAACAGCTGTTCATAATTTTACGGCATCGACTGGAAATACTTTTAATTTAGCTTTGTACACAAGTTCTGCAACGCTAAGTAAATCTACAACAGCGTACAGTGCTACGAACGAAATTACGAATACATCTGGAACTGCATACACAGCAAAAGGAAACGCTTTAACAAGTGTAACCCCTGTATTATCAACTGATACAGCAGTGTGTGATTTTGCAGACACAAGTTGGACATCGGCTTCATTTACAGCGAATGGTTGTTTAATTTTTAATGATGACGCATCCGGAGATCCTTCGGTTTGTGCCATTGCATTCGGTGGAGACAAAACTGTATCAAGTGGAACTTTTACTATTCAATTTCCAACGGCTGACGCTTCGGACGCGATTATTCGAATAGCATAAGGAGCAATTCCTTATGGCTAACACTTGGAATAAAGCCGGAACCACCTGGGGATATAATTCCTGGCAGTCTGACACCGTTACTGTTTCTTTAACCGGATTAAATTTAACCTCTTCACTAGGACTTGTAAAAGCTCATAATCTAGAAGGTTGGGGTAGAGTTGAATATGGTAATGCTGGATGGGGAGTAACTTATTCTGTTGCTTTAACTGGTCTCGGCGCAACTTCGAGTGTTGGTACTGTAGATGCAAAAGATGTACTTGAATTTACTGTAACTGCTCCTTCAACTTTAACATCTTCTCTAGGGACACCAACTACTACTCAACTTTCAATTACAGCTTTAACAGGCGTCAGCGCTACATCTTCAATCGGCTCTGTTACAGCAGCTAACGTAGAGGGTTGGGGTAGACAAGAATGGGGTAATTCCGGTTGGGGTGTAGAATATTCAGTTTTATTATCCGGATTCGGTTTAACTTCTAGTCTTGGAACACCTGTAGCTGAAGAATTTTTAGATGTACCTCTAACAGCACCATCTGCTCTCGCATCCTCTCTAGGATCACCTACTACTACTCAACTTTCAATTGCAGCTTTAACAGGCGTCAGCGCTACATCAAGCGTTGGTGGTTTTGATAATGCTGGAACTTTAGTTGGTTGGGGTAGAAATGGTTGGGGTGAAGAACCTTGGGGAGATTCATTTAATAAATTAGTTCAACCGTCTGGAGTATCAGCAACAGCTTCAGTTGGAGCTGTTATACCGGCGGATGTAGTAGGAGTAACTGGAGTCTCAGCAACATCTTCAGTTGGATCATTGAGTTTTACATGGATTGAACACCCAACTGGAGTTTCTGCTACAGCTTCAACAGGATCTCTTACAGTTGGAATTGGAGTTCCATTAACAGGAGTTTCTGCAACAACTTCAGTAGGGGCAATTACACCTACAGAAATGAGTGTAGGATTAACAGGAGTAAGTGCGACTGGTTCTGTTGGCGACCCAGAGGTTGTTGAAACTCAGATAGTTGATCCAACTGGACAAAGTGCAACAGTTTCAGTGGGATCTCCTGTAATTGAAACAACTTATATTTTAACTGGAGTTTCAGCTACAGCCTCAACAGGTGATATTTCTCCTGCTGATGTAATGGGACTAACAGGAGTATCGGCTACAGTAAGTTTAGGTTCAGGGGGAGTTTCTCCACTACATTATAAAGATGTTGACATAACGGGAAATACTTCTTATACATATGTAGAACATTCTGCATAGGAGAAAATTATGGCATCAAATTATACGAATTTAGGTATTCAACTAATGACCACTGGCGAAAAAGCCGGTGAATGGGGAACATTAACAAATACAAACTGGAACATTATCGAGCAAATTGCGGGTGGTTATACTACACAAGCATTAACTGATAATGGCACACTCACTTTATCCAAAAATGATGGAACTACAGGAGCTACATTAGCTACTAGAATTATTAAATTAACTGGAACTTTATCAGCTGGAAACTCTATTGTAACAGTTCCCGATAGTATTGAAAACTGGTGGTTAGTTAACAATGCTGAAGGTGGAAGTACTTATACGGTTACCTTTAAAACTGTTTCAGGCACAGGAGTCGAATGGGCTGCTGGAGAAACAGGATTTAAATTCTTATACACAGACGGAACTAATGTTGTTGATGTAGGTTTCGCAACTCTTACTGGAACAGAAACTTTAACAAACAAAACTTTAACTTCACCAAAAATTGGTACATCTATTTTAGATACCAATGGACTGGAATTAATGAAATTAACTGCTACTGGATCAGCAACCAATGAATTCACAGTAGCAAACGCAGCCACAGGAGCTGGCCCAACACTTTCTTCAACCGGTAGTAGTGATAGTAATATTGATATTAATGTTACTCCTGCAGGAACAGGAAATGTTAATTTATCGGCGGACACAGTTCGAGTTGGTGATAATAATGCTAACGCAACAATCACTACAGACGGAACTGGAGATTTAACTTTAAACACGAATGCAGGAACAAACTCTGGTTCTATTTTAATTGCTGACGGCGCAAATGGAGATATTACTATTACTCCAGATGGCACAGGAGTTGCGAAAGCTGTTGATGCAGCAGATGCAACTGGTGCTATAAAAATTGCAGGCAAAGAAACTATGTGGGTTCCAGCTTCAGCAATGTATGCAACTACAACTAATGGAGCAGAAGCCGCACAAGCAGAATTGACAGCAACTAATCCAGAATTAAAGACTTTTGCCTTTGATACAACTACAGCTGAATATACACAGTTTAATGTAAGTATGCCCAAAACATGGAATTTAGGTACTGTAACTTTTCAAACTTTTTGGTCTGCATCTGGAACAGATACAGGCACAGGGGGTTTCAAAATGCAAGGTGTTTCGATAGCCAACAATGTTGATTATGATACATCTTTTGGAACTGCTGTAGCGAATACAGCATTGGCCGCAAGTGGAACTCAGGATGATTTAATGGTTAACGTAGAAAGTGGCGCTGTTACTATTGCAAGTGCAGCAGTAGACTGTAATACTGTTTTTCAAATGGTGAGAGATGTTTCAACAGATACTAATACAGGTGATTTAAGATTAGTGGGAGTTAAAATATTTTATACTACAAATGCAGCTAACGACGCGTAGGAGGATTAACATATGTCTTTTGGATATCAAGTTTTAGGTTTCGGAAGCGGTGGTAGTGCTGCTCCTGTCGAAGCTACA